ATCCCATGTAGGAATATCTTTATAAATATCATCCATAATTAACTATCATACGCAAGCCCTTGACCACCTCTTACTTTACTAGATTGTTCTTCTTGTAAATCTTTATATACTCCTTTAAAAGAAGCTCTAATCTGATCAAAGTTTTTTGCTGCAGCAACTATAGAATTTATGTTACCATCTCTTCCATCTGTAATAGGAGTATTCTCCATATATCTACCTAATCTATCTAACATAGATGCAATACCTTTATATGCTCTAGAAGTTGGTGTCTCATACATTCTTTTACAAAACTCTAAAGCTATATGTATATCATCATCTTCTAATGAGAAGTCTCCATTTATTTCTTTCATTATTAAATACTCTTTATCTATATCAGGTGCATAGAAAAAAGGATTCATATCTGGATTAGGACATGTCATATAAAACAAATACAAGTATATCTTAAGATGTTCTTCTGGATAATTATCCATTATATCTTTTAAAGCTTTTAGTGTATAGCAATGTTCTGTTGGTACTACAATACCATTTTGCACATCAAATAGTCTTACTAACATATTATTTCTTTTTAATTGGGTTATCTTTAATATAATTTATAATAGCAAGAACTTCATCATATAAATAAGGTATTGACATTAATGTAATATCATTTACTATTGGATCTCCATTATCTAAATATTTAGTTATTGGGTATCCAAACTCATCTTTACCTTCTTCTTCAAATGATATATGTTGTATAAACATTTTACCTGGAACAAGTTTAGGATTATGCTTTAATATAATGTACATATAAATACTTAATTGTAAAGCATAATGATTAAAATTACAGTCATCTAATGAAGATATAGGAAAACTCATTTTATCTGATATACCTTCCCAATTTTTAAATGATTCTTTTTTAATTTCTTTATTTGTTTTATAGTCTATAATATTTACTTTATTATTAACTACTTCTACAAAATCTGATTGACCACATATACCTGCAGACTTAAGATACATCATATGTTCAGGATATATACCTGAATCTAATTTTTGTGAAGGAGCTAATCTAATACCATTACTTTCTCCAGATGGTGGAAATATAGGTACTACTATTCCTTCCCTTTCCATAGAGGCTAATCCACATATATCAGATTCTCTTTGATTATGATAGAAAGTACCTAAAGTCATTGCTCTATCTGATTCAGCATTCCATATAGCTTCAATAGCAATAGGGTCAATTCCAAACCATTTAGATTTTTTACTTTTAGTTACCTTAGCAGCTACTGCTTTAGCATCAAAAGGTTTTTTAAAATGAGAAACTAAAGTAGTAACACTTACCCAGTTAATTTTATCAGAATCATCTATACTCTTATAACTATGATCTGATGCTTGAAATACTATACTCATAATGCATCTAGTTTATCTTCTTCTTCTTCAGAAATAATTGCTTTCCATTTAGGGCCATCAGGATGTGGACATTCAGATGATAAGGATCTTGTTTTAAATGCTAATGAACAACCACATTCATTACAACAAGGTCCAGTACCTTTTACTGAACATTTCTTTCCTTTTAATTCACAACTGTCACATACGTCATGTCTAAGTTTTGCTACATCTTCTACAAATTCATCTCTAAGTATTGCATTCTTAATGCCTTCCATTATTTGAGATTTATTCTTCCAAATTGTTTTTAATAAGCTTGTCATCTTTTTTTTGTTTAAATTCTTTTTTTTTAATATCAATAGAATCAAGTTGTATGCATAATAATTCTAAAGCAGCAAGTTTTTCTTCTAACATTTTTTTATTATAATATGCACTAAAAGTTGAAGTATCATGAGTTTCAAGTATTTTTTTATACTTAGGAATTGTTTTTCTAACTATACCAGGTCTTACTACAAACTGTCCTAATCCATCTACATTTATTCTTGGATGTATTAATTTTGTAAGATTATTTTTTACTTCTTTATAATAAAAACTAATTAAGTCTTCTAATAAAGTTTGAGATATATCTAATTCTTCTGAAACAGTTTGGTATATACTATTATATTTCTTTGGAATCATCTACCTAAAAATTTATAATCTAATAATATGTCTCCTTCAGTTTGTATTTTCATTATAGGATTAATAGAAATCATTTTTTTATTTGTAGAATCTTTTGAAACAAGTTTATTTTTTTCACACTTGTTAACACAATTCCTTACTGTCTGTTCTGATTTAAAAATTATATGTTCATCAGAAGCTTCAAAACAAAAATGAGTAAGTTCTATGGGACCTATTAAACTTAGTAAAGTCAGGCATTCTAAATCAGAATCACTCACTGTTATACGGTTAATATAACAATGAGTTAGTATCTGAAATTTAATAACATCTTTTTTAGACATTATTACTTTTTTTTGTACCTGATTAACAATAGCCATGATTATTGTTTTTTAAGACTTCTTTTTTCTAAATCAAAATCAGAACCTTTTTTAGCATCTTCAGATTCTTCAGATTCTCCATTTTCTGATTGGTTAGCCATTATAGCATATTGCATTTGAATTTGTGTTCTTTTAAATCTTGTTTCATCAAGTTTTAATAACATTTCTTCATACTCAGATTGAGCTTTAAGATAAATCAATGAAGATTTATAAAATTCAAGCATTTCTTCTCTCTTTACAGCAATTTCTTCAGGAGATAATTGTTGTTCTTGTTCTTGGTTTTGCATAATTATATATTTTAAGTTTAAACAAAAATACATATAAAGTTTAAATAAAAAACATTTAAACAAAAAAAATCCAGATAAATTAACTTACCTGGATCACTATGCTTAGAGAGAGTTTATCTATTTTTAATTGTAAAGTTTAATATTGTTAGCATATAAAAGTCTCTAGAGATATCTATTTCTAATGTAAAGAAGTCTATGATACCTACTCTAAGTCTTATAGCAAATTTATCCCATTGCTTTCTTGATGTGTTCCAGTTGTTTCTAAATTTCATAATTATAAGTTTTTTAACATTTGTATTACTCTTGGACAAGGATACATATCTGACTTGTCTTTTCTTACTGAGTTGTGTGTAAAGATACCTTTATTTCCTTTTAATGCATCTATATCTATATCCCATATAGATTCATTATAGTCTTTGGGTATATCATAAGTTTCACAAAGATATTCTACTAGTTGTCTTAATGACTCTATCTGAGCATCTGTATAAGTAAACCAATGTTTATATCCTTTGTAAGGTTTTTCTAAGGTTGTCACATGAGATGCATTAACTTCTCCTCCCACATAATTATAGTATTTATTATTTTTAAAAGTTAATGGTCCCCAGTTACATACTTCAATACCTATACTTATAGGATCTAAAGATAAGTAAGGAACCTTATTAGCTTTAAAGATGCTCTCTTTTAAACCTAAATGGTATGCCCAGTCTTTAGAACTGAAACATTGTACAATTGTACCGTTTGCTCCAATTATGAAGGCAGTTGCAACTCTCTCAGGTTTAGTATCAAAGTATCTAGCTACTGATACTGCATCAGGTCCTCCTGCAGTATGGTGTAAATAGATTTGTTTCTTATCATATTTAACATCCATGAACTGACCAGGTCTTAACCTATGTTGAACTATTTTAGTTATATCTAATTTCATAATACATCATCTTTGGTTTCTTTGTATGCACTTGTAACGGTTTTAACAGTCTTTCTAATTCTATTAAAAGAGTTTGAAACACTTTTTAAAATGTTATTCTTTGATATGTCAAACCAATTTTCATTTATTGAGGATACTTCCATAAGACAAAGTATTGCCAATAAAATGTTAGTACATAATGCAGATGACATAACTAAACCCTGTAAATTAAAAACTTTTAACATTGCTGATATAAATGGTGTTAATGCATAATAATCAATTGGAAATATAACTCCCGCCATTACTAAATAACCAGCAGTCTTATGTAAATAACCTAGTCTTAATATTCTAGATTTAAATACATCTTTATATTTTCTTTTTGTTTCTTCAGCTATTTTTTTAAGTGATATTAATTTAACAACAGTATCTACAAAAATTGTAAACATTAAAATTAATACAAGCATTTGTATTGGAGCAAAGAAAGAAAACATAGCACTAAAAAAGAAAATTAAATTTGTTTTCATAACACTGGAATTTGTGCTTTTATTATTCTATACACTATATATAAGATTACTAAAA